GGATTTTCATTTTGGCTTTTCTCCTTTCCGTGATAACGTTAATGTTATTAAGTTATCACAAAATAACACTGTTCTCGTGCATACCATCACTATATCACTATTTAGTTTATTTTGTCAACACGAAATAACACTATATAACTTCTAAGATATATCATGATAACATATACAACACTATACCGTTATTGCGAGACACTAACCAAAAATAACAACACTCAATTTTGTATTTTCGCTTTCAAAATGTTATAATCGAGCAAAGATCAAGTGAAAGAGGTTGAACTTATGGAAAGATACGATTCGAGAGAGGTTCTAAAAAAATTTCTCAAAGAACAGAACGAAACGCTAGTGCATGTCGTGGAGTTAATTAATTCCAAGCATCCGGACAAAACCACAAGTGCGCAGAACCTTACAAATAAGTTGATGCGCAACACTATTCGTTTTAGCGAAGTCATGGAAATATTGGATGTTTTGGGTTACGAAGTTTCTTTTTCAAAGAAAGTAGAAAATGAAGAACCCGAATCATTGCCAAAAGCAAAAACAGGACTTCAAGAACTTGACACCGAAAAAGAACAATTAACCGCTATCGTCAACAGGGTTAATGCTCCGTTTCTGGTTTGTTCAGGATCCTATTACAAAGATATATTGATTGTTGGCGACAAGTGCCACGAAGCAGCCGAAATAATCAATCTGCGTGCCACTAAAAAAGAAGACGAAGAAGAAAAGAAACGAATGTTAGGGGAAATTCTCCTCTGTGCCTATTTAGAAGGTGCTTACGATGTGGTAATCTATCCCACTAATCAAAAAGCGAACTAATCTATTCTGCTAACATTTTCGTAAAAAATATGTATCCTTAGATTAGGCAAAGTGCTATAATCTCTTTGCAAGCCTTCTTTCGAAGGGTTTGTTGTTTTGTTGGGGTGACAGGGAGCGTAATAACTCCCTGTCATTTCTTTATTTCGGAATACATCGCAAACAGTTGTATCAAATGAATGAAGTAATCTTTACCGTTTGGCTGTCGGTTAAGTCGTATTCAGGAACAGAAACCACAAGATCAAATGTTTTGCCAACAAGAGAATAATTATTGTCGGGAACTTCTACTGTAATTAGTCCCGTGGCTTGATTTGTGGTAACTGTTAGCTTGCTACTAAATGACCCTTCAACCGTTGCCGTGAATGGTATATCATGCACAGTTTCCCCGTTTCGTTGAATGGTTGCTGTGCATTCGCTATCAAATCCTAAATATGCTTCGCCCATCTTCGTTACTGAAAGCGTTACAACTTCCTGAACCTCTTCTTCAACAGTTGATTCCGTGGTCATCTCGCTAACTCCGTATGCTTCGCAGTTGATTGTAATATAGAAGGATCCTGCACCAACAACGGAAATAACGCCGTTAGCGTCCACGGTCGCAACGGATGTATCCGAACTTGTATAGGTTAATGCAACGTCATCAGTGATATTTCCATTAATCGTGGCGTGTGCGTCAAGTTCTATCGTATCTCCAACTGAATAGCCACTTGCATTAATATCATTGAAGATAATGCCATGCTCGAAAGTAATATCCGTGTCGGCTGTTACTTCCACGTTCAATGTCACGATTCCATTAACAACGAATATGTTTTTTATGAGCCAGGTTCGACCCCATGCGTTGAATTTGTCATTGATTTCTAACTTTCGGGACTCTGAACAATCCTCTGTAATGAGTTCGGCTTTTCCATCAATGATTGACAACATATTGTTGCCAGAAGGAAAACCACTTTCCGCACCTGCTCCATAGAATGGGAGATCCATAACACTTGCATTTTGTGTTGAAATTGTTCCGTTGCATTCAACAACAGCGGATTTCCGATAAACGGAGTTTTCCACGGTCTCACAATTCAAACAGATATATTCCTTGCCGTTAATCGAAACAATGGATCCTGCATGAATGGGACTGCCAAACGGATAAAACATCGTCATTGTACTTCGCTGGTTCAAACCATCGGACAATCTGCGAAAGAAGCAGTTGAACGTCAACCCGGATGAATAAGCCGTTGCCGTGATTCCTTCACGTTGCATTGTATCTTCAAATACATGTTTCAAAGTATCTCGCATGTCCAATACCTCATGAATTGTAGAAAAAGTATCCTGTCACAGAATCAGAACCATCTTGCTTTTTAAGATCCTCTAACTTGTCAATGTCCGCTTTCAATGATTTAAGTCGTTTCTCTAAATACTGTTCGGCTGCACTCGTAGTAACAAATTCAGTTTCAATTCTTCTGAAATTATCAATGTCATTTGCCAAACATTGGAGTACATCATAAACCGTTTGGAGCATTTCTTTTTTGTCATTGGCAACGTCATAATCTGTATAGGGGTCTAATCCGTTTTCCTCTAGAAACTGCTCATAATCGGCTTGTTCAAAGTAGGGCTTCTTATTAAGGTACAGTTGCAATCTATCAATATTTTGCATGTTGTCTTCTCCTATCGTTATGCTCTAACGTCCAGTTCTTTCAAGATGTCGTTCAAAATCAGGTCTTGCTTTCGTTGGATCTCTGACTTGATTAACGAGTATGAAGCATAGACGCAAGAGAGCATTTTCTTTTTGTCGGTGTACTTGTCGTATTCTGTGTAGGGGTTCAAACCTCTGTCTCGCAGGATTGTAACGAGTTCTTCGTCAGAAATATTGTAATTTATAATAAATAGTCTTAATCTATCCAGATTGTTCATGTGTTATTCTCCTTTGCCAAAGCACTAGCGCAGTTGGCTTTATATGTGATTTTCCGCTTCTCATGATTTTGAAAGAAACGAAAACTAATCAATTAATCTTTGGGGAAAAGGAAAGCCAAAAATTTGTCGGTGAAAAAAATGTGGTTTTCGATGGTTCATATTTCTGAAAATGGGGGTAATGGTGAATAATTTGTGCATCATGCACATTTATACGCATATTATTCAAGCTATAATTATACATATTGCACAATGGAATCCATCGAGCAGGTCACTAGACCATGATTTCATCGTTTCCCGACATGTAATATTGCACAACGGTTTTAACCGCTCTATTCGCCCCTGTAAGACGTTTTACAGAGAACCGCACAGTTCCATGAAAACGTCCCTGAAACGCTTACAGCGTCACACAGCACCGTTAAACGGCATGTCCATATTCATTGGTTTATGCAAGTTTCCTGTCTAATTCTATGCAGATTCAGACCGCTAAAGAACTCTGAAACCCTTGTATTTCCTGACTATTCCTTGCCAAAAGCACAACAAAATAGACGGTATCCACGAATCATAGCAACCGTCTTATAATCCCTGTATAGCTTCTTTACTTCTCTATGTCCCAATACTGCACAGATAGCATTAGAAGCCCTTAGAAGCCATTCTAAGCGGTTCTATGGCTTGCTGTGCGTGTTCCCGTCTCTGTATCTATCTGTTGTTTCCTTCTTCTTGTTTCCTTCTTTTCCTTTTCCTGAATCATCTATTGGATGTAATAGCTATGTCGTTGTTCATTGGCTGTACTTGCCAACATAAACAAACACTAACCATGTCTATATCAATGTCCTTTGTTCTCGCATGTCTTCATGTCACGAACCCTAACCATCCGCACAACACATTCACATACTGTACGATACATTAACGTATCTCTTGTATGTTCTCCATACATCCGCACAACTCGCAGTATTTACCAGATGATTCTTTACCTATACAATCTTCTCAATCATCCGCATGATACCGGATAGCAAAGCACAGTGATAGAAGCAACCGTTAAAAGATCCTGTTCAAGACCTCTAAGCAGCCGAACTATCTTCGCTTGCATGATAGCAGAATGAGCATGTACAAATAGCACTCAAATGTATTAACTCTGTTCTTCTGCAAAAAACAGAATTTAAAACGAGTGATTATCACGCCAAAACCCCAACGATTAACGGCTTGTCTTGCGTCTACATCTGCGCAGTATGTCGGCTTGTGTTCAGGTTGTTTATGTTGGCTTGTTCAGGATCATTAGACGCAAATACAAAAACCACCGCTTTACACGGTGGCTTCTGCTTTGACAAGTTCAATATACTTTTTCAGTGTGTTGCGTGAAATGTTGTGTTTCTTCATCAAGTCAACTTGTTTGATGCTTCTATCCTTCAAGAACAATTGAATGTCGGCTTTAAGTTCGTCCGTCATTTTGTCAAGAGTTCCTTCTTTACGACCGCTCTTCTTGTCGCTTGCCATAATTCCTTGTTTGATGCGTTTAACGATAATCTCACGCTCCGTTTCAACCCTATCAAGTTCTACGAGCAGTAACAGTTCGACAGTATTGTCTAATGCTTTCTTTGCTATCCTATGTCCTTGTTTGTTCGCAACGTCCAACAAATTCTTGATATAATCGGTTGAAATAATTGGATTGTCGATAAATACAAGGTTAACTCCCATTTTCATTAGCTTCATGTATTTATCATAACCGTTGTCACATTCACGGGTGAATCTGCTTATTTCAACGAAAACGATTGTATCACCCGTCTGGACATCACTTTCCAGTTCTTGCCATGCAGGACGATTGAAGGATTTACCGCTTGCATCATCTTTATAGATTCTGCGCTCTGTGATTTCGGTATCATTTTCTTTACACCATCTAGCAATAGCTTTTTCCTGTCGTGTGAATCTCTGTATTTCTCTTTCTTCCGCTGTACTGATACGCAGATATGCGAATGTCTTACACATGCTTGAACCCCCTTCGTAAGCGTCAATTTAAATATAGTTACCTTGATACATCAATTCTACCATCAAACATTCTTCTTTTCAACTTATTTTGACACTTTTTCTTCAAACCTTTTTCGAATATGTTTGATTGACGCTATAGGTGGTTACAGGATCTTTTCATAATGTGCGTAGAATATGGGAGTAATACGGCATGTTCTGCGCTCCATACGTCTATCATCAATGACGGTAATATGTCTCTGTCACTCGTTATAGTCGCCACACAGCAACGAATCCTAGCTTGTAACCACTGTCATTAGTCGCAGTATTGCGGATTCTCCCATGACTAACCGCATGTCTTAAACTGTCAGGGGATAGCAAGAGGACTGCACAACCTTTTGATACTGGTTCATAGAAGGTTTTCTTTGTGTGTTTTGGCAAAGTATCGGGGGATTCTATGCCGTTTCCATGTCCCTTAATGCCGTTATAGTCGCAGGATCATAATAAAATCTGGGAGTGTATAGCCGTTTTTATTTCCTGTTCGGCTGCTTCAATCAGGTTATACCGCTATCGGATAGCTATAAAATGCGGAATACTTGCGTACTATTCCAGATATGAAAGCAATAAAACGGGGAAAATCTGCATTACATCCCCACAATCCACGATATAAAACAGGATCCTTCCGCACTAATTTCCCCTGAATAGCGATAGAACGCACTATTAGCATGATGGAATCGGGGACTAGCGCAGTATTCCCCACCATGAAATCAATGTTTTATCTGTCATGCATATTATTCATTGATATGCACACATTATTGTATATTATGCAATCTGCTAACGATGGTGGCATGTCCCCAGACAGGTCTATTTTTGTTAGGCTATTCTAACCATCAAAAAGCATGTGCATCTTGCACAATGGCGGAATCTGGGGCGAGTAACGTAATTTCCGCACTTTCCATGCTCAAAAACGTAAAACAATATAGTCATTATGCACAATTTTGGCGGTATGTTTATGTGCATGTTGCACAATGGAGTTTATAAAAATTTTATAAAGTATCTATAAACTATTTATATTTATTCCCCTCTCTCATCCCCCGAACTGTAAACATTTCCCACGCGCCACAACATATAGCATATCTACATTCAAGAAATAGCTATATATTGTATATTTTCAGAGCGTAGCGACCGAAAATTTTAAAAATTATAAATCGAGTTGCTAATAACTCCCCCGAAAAACGCTCGGATTTTTACTATTCAACTTTGCAGAACAACAACGTTGCAACTCTCCGATTCTACAGAAGTGCAGATAAACCAATAACGAGAACTGCACATGTCCGTACAGTCCCCGTTTTCGTTTTGGCAATTATTCGCTTTGCTGTTCTGCTTCTCCTGATTCCGCTTGTTCTTCTTTGAGTCTTTGCAACTCTTGCGCAGAATCCGTTGTATACGGCGACTGCTCCATGACGGTTTTCTTGCTGATTGCCCCCATCTGGTACTGAATAGCCATGTTCTCCATGTTGTTCTTTGTATCCACGGGTTTATTAATGTTGAACACAACGTTCAAGCTATTAAAGTCATCATCGCTTATTGGATCACTAAGCAATCGCATATACTGCCAACGTTGCCTAAACCCATCAATAAGGGCATTCATGTTTTGCTTGCCCCTGTTTTCTGTAAGTTGATAGATGATATTCGTTGTTGATTCGGAGACATTGGAAATATTAGATTGTCCGATGATAGACGAAGGAATGCACGCCACCATGTTAAACTGTTGATAGAGTTGGTCCAACTCATGCTTAATCACAGAATAATCCATTGTGGCATTGACCCATTCCGCCTTTTGTCCTTCATCTAAGTGCAGTACGGATCCTGCAATATTGGAATCTTGCATTTCTTTTTCCGATACCCTTGCACCCTGAATAGACAGAATAGGATTCAACGAAAGCGTTGTAACTGCGTCATCCTCTTTTGAAAGCAAATGCTCTATCTTGTCCATGATGGGGATAAGGTCAAGAACCAGAGAGTCCCCGAACTGGTCATAGATTGCACGCTCCATGCCAACATAGTGAATGGGAAGTCCCGTTGCATTGGGGGCGGAGTCTACAAGCCTATAATTAATATAAGTGTCGATGTGGTCGGGGAAATAGATAGTATAGTGTTTGTTTCCCCGTTTATCTTTCCAATGCTCAACAAAGTAAGAGTATTCGCCGTGGTCGTCATAGATGGGGTATGAATCCGCATTACGGAACACTTTTGATTTAATCCTGTTGGTTTTGGCATCATAGTAGACGTATTCGAAAGCATCTCCAAACTCCATTAAATCATAGAGAATTTGCCAATCTACTTTTGAATAGATTCCCTTCCTGTAAATCTCGTTGAATTGCTCCACGGCTTTTTCAGTCCCCGTGATTGAAACGGGATTGCCTACCAGATATGCGACATGGAAATTAAGTACAGTTTTCAAGCCTTGCAAGATGATAGCAGCAGGAACAAATTTCCCGTTTTTGAAAACGTATGTGTGCTTTAAACGCTCTAATACGCTATGTCTCCTGTGCAAGTGATTGATGATTGTTTTTACATTGCGTTGCCTGAAACTGTGTTCCGGTTGTTCTATCTCATTGATAAACCACGCAAGCGAAGGTTCATTAGTTTCCTGATTTGTGTATAAATTGTACATTCGTTAATTTCCTCATATATATGTATTTAAAAGCAAAAAAAATATTACCATTCATTGTATCGCCACTGTTGCGACTTCGACCCTTGTATGCAAAGAGCAAAACCGATTACAAGGTCGTCATGTCCACTAGCCGCATTGTAAGAGCCATCTTTGGCTTGATATAGTTTCATCTCTTCTAACAAGTCTTTTGAGTTGATGCAACATTGTTTGGTTTCAAACCATTCTTGGAAATCTGCAATCATAATAGGTTTTGATTTTGCAGATGTTTCCCAACCGGGTTTTCGTTTCGCTTTGCCTCTTTGGTCATACTCTTTATACTTGTATATATTTTGGTAGTTGAAATTATGAACAATCTTATCAAGTACGGTATGTCCTGCGCTGGCTCTCTCAATGATTAACAGTCCATCGTTATACCATTGCCCAATGGCTAAGACAATATCGGCAAACTCGTAAGGTTTTACTCTGTTGCTTCTCCATTCCGCACATTGAAAACCTTCTGCATCCATTACGGAGATGACAGAATAGTCACTTGATCCACCTAACCCTTCGGCAGTATCGACACCGATATAATATTTTTTCTTCTTGACGGGGAGTTTCCAAACCTGTAAATACTGTTTATATTTTCTAAGAATCGGCTTAATATCTTTTGGCAATGATAATAATTTAGTTTGGTAAAGAGTGCTTAATCTCTCTAACAACATGCCAGAATCAAAAACATTTTCCCCTGTACTTACAAACGCTTCAACAGGATTCGAAGGATATTCTTGTGCAAAAAGTTGTTCCCCCATATCATTGATTTTAATTCTTCTCCACATTAACTGTTCAAGCGTTGCACCATCTTGCATTAAACCGACTTCAACATCGGTTAATTCATCCTCTTCTAATTCTTTTCCATGTGTAGCTATATAGAGTTCTGCGAATTTTTCTTGTTCCCGAATGTTCATAACCCTGTCTTTAGTCCACGGGAAAAAGAATGGTTTCCAAATGGGGGATTCTCCGCTTGTGGCTTTGTTCCAGATTTCGGAAAAGTGATTTAATCCCTTTGCCGTACTTTCAAGAACCATTATAGAATCTGGGGCTAATGCAGGTTTCAAAGCGGTTAATTGCGCTTCGAAAGTATCACCCATTAGTGCAACCTCTGACAGATGCGCAAATCTCAATGTTGTTCCCCTTGCCACATCCTTATAACCACAACTGCAACAAACAATCTGTGACCCGTTCACGAAACTTAATTCTGTACGGTTGTTTGTCACTCGTTGCAATCTGACACAATCATACATGTTATCATAGAGTGCTTTTAGCTTCTTAAAGATTTCACCAACTGTTCTATCAGAATGTGCCATTAGAAGACATGTACAATTCTTCTGTGTATGTGTCAGGTATAAAACATAAGCCATTATTACGCTCGATATTCCAATCTGCCTACTTTTCAAAACTATGTTGTACTTTCCCATATTTTTTATAAAGTATTTCTGTTGGGGGGTTAACTTGAAGGGAACAACAACGCCGTCTTTGTTAGGTATCCGCATAAATGTTTCTATGTACAGAACAGGGTTATTAACAATGATTTTTAGTTTTTCTTTGTTGTCCATGTTCTCACCTTTAGATAGTCATTTGATAGTCGTCTTCTTCATCATCAACGTTCACATTGCGAAGGATCTTTTCAAGTTCATTTTCCTGTTCGCCTTGAAAGAAAATATCTTGTAACTTTATAAACTCTTTTAGTGCGTTGGCGTCCTTTTTGGCTGCTTCATACCATGTGTTATACAACTCTATCATTCGTGCGTTTTTCTGCTTTCCCAAAAGCCATTTGATAGCGTGTTGCACTTTGTCTAAGTAAAGAAATTTTTCACAATCTCTTTCTGTTAGTCCTTTATTTGAAATAGCTTTGTAATGCGTGCTAAACTCGTCAAACGTCTTGAACTGTTCAGGCAACAAATCAGGAGCGTATTTCCACACGACCCAATAAGCCATATAGTCAGAGTTCAACATTTGTCGCAATGCAGGAACTATACCTTTTTCGTCTTTAGTACCTCGTCCCATGTGTTAATATCTCCTCTATGTAAAAATGTGAAAATAGTTAAAATAAATAGGGGACAAGTCGATTACTCGCCCCCGTCCATAAATGAGTTGTTCCCGTTGCCCTGTAATAACAGAGAAAACGGACGATTCGAAACGAATCGAAGAAACAAAAAAGCATATTCACGGTTGCACACTCTAATCAACCGTGGTTTGTGCAAGTACGACCACAAGCACAAAAATAGACCCTCTGCACGGAGTAGAGAGCCTATTTTGATGTTCGTGGCATAGGTAACGCACCGAAAAATAACCGACTAGCTTCGATTTTCCTAATTTTTCCCGACAAATGATAGCAGAATTGCACAATTTTCGTTGTCGTTCAGGAATAAATAATATACAATAACACTAAATAATTCCTGATAAAACTGTTTAATTC